AGAGCGGGGCGCAAGCTACACCGGCGATCTGATGGACTATTACCACGTTGGCCTGATTGACGAGGATCCGCGATATGTTCTCAACGCGAAGAGCGCAAAGTCGGGTTTCTGTCGGGATCTGCTGGCCGCGTCGCATGGTTGGGATTTTGTCGCATATCTTCGCGACGTGGAATACAATGACGGGAAGGATGGAGGGAAAGAGGTGGAGATTATGCAAGCGGTGGTTTCACTTCCAAGCGGGGCGGCTGGATCCACAGTCAATATGAGAGAAAAGGCGATGACATCCGCAAAGTTGGTTTGCCGGGTGCCGGTAGGGTCCGTGGTAGACATTCTGACGGATCAGGGCACTTGGTGCAAAATTGATTATATAGGCAAACAAGGTTGGATGATGTCAAACTACCTGGAATACACAGGGCAAGAGGGCGAAGCCGGAGGCGATCCGCTGTCGGAAGCGGAGCGGGAAAAGATCGAGGCGGCGCTTTCAGAAATAGAAAAGTCAATTGAAACTATCAGAACAACTTTGGGGAGAGGATGATAGCCATGTGGGATTTTGTCGTCAAATATTGGGTCGAATTTCTTTTCGGAATTGTGGCAGCGGGGCTGATTGCCGGATATAAAAAGCTGTCTGTCAAAGTGCAAAATGGCAAAGATACGGAAAAAGCAATCGCTGATGGCATGAAATATTTGCTTATGTTCAAACTGAGGGAGGAGGGCGAAAAGTATCTAACGGAAGGGAAATGCTCAACAGAACATAAACACGAATTCGAAAAAGTATATAACGCGTATCACGCCCTGGGAGGGAATGGAACGATAACGGCTTTAAAAGATCAAGTCCTGAGGCTTCCGATTTGAATAATAATCAATAATAATCAATAATAATGATTTTTCGCAAAGGGAGGATTAATAAAATGAATTGGGACTGGAAAGAATGGTTTATGGCTGCGCTGGTTCGGGCGGTTAAAACTTTCGCACAAACTTTCGCCTCGATGATCGCGGTAGGCGCTGCCTTTTCGGAGGTGGACTGGATCCGGGCGCTATCCGTGTCGGGCGTGGCTTTTGTATTGAGCATCCTGACGAGCCTGGGCGGTCTGCCGGAGGTGAAGCGGACGGAACCGCCTGACGATGAGAAAGAGGAAATTGATGAATGATGAATTAAGTGCTTCCGGTTTTCCGGAAGCCTTTTTATTTTTCCAAAAACGAAAAAACCCCGGATGCTCCGGGGCTTTTCTCTACACCGCTATAGTGTAGACCACAACTCGCGTGTTCGAGCGTGGTACGGTTGGCAGACCATTTGTCACACTATCCGAAAAATAGTCATCGTCCGACGGCAATTCGGAAAGCTCCAATGTTGCGTTACCCTCCACGGCGTTTATCACAATCTTTAGATGGTCATCAAAAACATAGACGGAGTTGATAAAGGTAGCTATGAGCTGCTTCTGTCTGGATGGATTGTCACGGTCGTATCTGGCCATCTGCGACAGGTAAAAAAGGATTCGTTCACGGTCGAGCAGTTGAGATTTTTCCAGCTCCATTTCTGCTATCGTCGCTTTCAGTTTAACGGCTTTTTCTTCCAGGGCTTTTAACCGGGCGGAGGTGGAGTTGTTCCAAATACCGTTTTCGATGGCGTCGTTGATATTTGATATCTTCTTTTCTGCTTCTCGCAATTCAGCACGGAATGAGGATAGAGGCGAGGAGGCGTCCGTCTTCCGCTGGGCCTCGATGATCGCATCGGCTATCTTTTCGCATTCGGGGCCGGTCAGGCAGCGCTCATAAATAAAATCAAGGACAGCTTTTTCGAGATACTCGCGCCGGATGGGCCTTTTGTCGCAAGTTCTTTTCAATCCGTTTTTGACCTTCCGCCCGGTGCAAGTGTAATAATGATACATGGCGCCGGTTTTCGATTTTCCGGAGTCACCGACCAGCGGTTTTCCGCAATGCCCGCAAAATACTTTTCCCGTCAAAAGATATTCTGCGGGCTGGTTTTCGTAATGACGCCCGGTTTTCCTTCTCATGGCCTGGGCATCCTCCCAATCTTTGACGCTAATAATCTGCGGCATACCGCCGGGAACCTCGACGTCTCCCCATATATAGACGCCAGTATATCGGCGATTCCCGATAATGCGCAATATAGAATTGACGCTATAGTCTTTCCCTTGCGCCGTTTTTGCTCCGCGCCCGTTTAGATCGCGGGCAATGCTCCCAGCAGAGTATCCGGCAAGATATCTTTCGAAGATCCAGCGCACAAGGGATGCTCCGTCTGGTTCTATCTGATACTTTCCATCTGGGCCGGGGAGATATCCGACGATAGGGGAGCCGTTATAAAGGGCTTTCACGGCATTGTCGCGCATTCCACGAATCACGTTTTCCGAAAGGTTCCGCGAATACCATTCCGCGATGGCTTCGAGCATTCCTTCGGTCAGCACACCGGCGGATCCAGCCGGGATAGGTTCCATAGCATAGACAACGTCAACGCCGCTGTCTGAGAGCTGCCCTTTATAGATCGCAGATTCGCGCCGATTACGCCCAAACCGGTCAACCTTCCACGCAATGACCGTATCAAACCGCCCGGAAGAGGACGCCTTGAGCATTTTTTGGAACTCAACCCGGGCGGAGGAATTCCGATATCCGGATTTGGCGTGATCTGCATATTCGTGTATGATGGTGTATCCTTCGCGCTTCGCAAATGCCCGTATATCCTGCAACTGTTGATCTATTGAGACGTCCCTTTGACCGGCGGAGGAATAACGGGCATAAGCGACGGCGGTCTTGGCAGCGCATTTAGCCGTGTTGCTTTTCATGACAAACACCTTTTATTTGATCTTGTTCATCGAGATAATGCAAAGTTGGGCCGTCGCCCTGGCATCAGATAAGGCCCGGTGGGCTTGCTCATTTTCGATTCCGGCAGCGGCAAGGAATGTTGCAAGCTTCCGGTTTTTGAGCTTTGGCCAGTAAACCGACAGTCTCATCGTATCAAAATACTTTTTCGGCGCTTCAAGCCCACACCGTGCGCAAGCATTATCCAGGAATGTGGCATCGAACCCGCCGTTATGGGCCACAAGAAGATCTTCATTTGCAAACTCAAGGAATGACGGAAGGACGGCGCTTATATCCGGAGCGCCTCTTAACATATCATCTGTGATGTGATTTACTTCCGATGCTTCGCGGGGCATTTTGATTTTCGGGTTTACCATTTGATGATATTCCTCTGTTATTCTGCCGCGATCCACACGGACGGCCCCAATTTCTACGATGTGATCGCGATCCGCGTCAAGGCCGGTTGTTTCGAGATCAAAAACGACATACGTTTTCCCAGAGATTTTTTTAAATGCGTCAACTGTGATTAGTTTTTCATAATTTCCATACCACCGGCCAGAGCCGCTGCGTGATGCCTCCGGAGCATTATTTGTTTTCTTTCCGGTCAGATTTTTGATAAGGGGCAAAATGCGGATCGGTTCTTTTCCTTTTTTCTTTCTTCCGCGATTGACAAAGTATAAGGCCAGAAGTGCAAGCAAAACGAAACCGAGAATTTCCGAGACAACCGGGGGAAGATGGGTGGTGTGGGTGGCGTTTTCCATTGTGATATCCTCCTATATAAATATTATATTGCCGACTGTTTTATATCTTTTTTCTGATGGTTTTCAAGATTCTCCATAACGATTTCCTGTACGGAAGATTCAGCACCGCGCCACAAAGCAACAAGGCGCTTTTCTTCTTCATTTAATGTATAGTATTCTTCGGACATTCCGGAACCTTCGACAATTGTTGCGCTGTCATCCATAAGGAAACAAGGTGAAACACCAAAGGCACGGGCAAGAGATGCGATTGTAGATCGCTTCAAGTCAACAACAATGCCTTTTTCATACTTGTTTATAGCGGATCGCTGGACACCAATTTGCTTCGCCAGCTCATCCATGGTCATTCCATTTGCTATCCTCAATTCGTGTATTTTCTGTGCGAGCGTCATTTTCATTCCCCTTTCTATCGGTGAGTTTCATTGTATCAAAACTTTCTTTCTGTGTAAAGAAAAAAGTTCTTGACAAGACACGAGGCATAGATGTATATTGTGTCTGGTAAAGACACAACCTGAAAGAAAGGAGATACAAAAGTGAACAGCTTTAAAATCAAAGCACTTATTGTTAAACACGGAGATACCATAGCGAGACTGGCGGATGCAATGGGCCTTCCGGCTTCTGCACTTAGTCAAAGGGTAAACGGCAAAATTGATTTCAGGAGAAGCGAAATACTGTTCATCAAACGGAGATATGGACTGTCGGCAAAAGAAACAGATGATATTTTTTTTGAAGATGTGGTGTCCGCATAAGACACAATTTCTTCAATGACGCCATAGCCAGAAAGGAGGACAGCATGGAAAAGGCAGCGCTCGTTGTGGAGACAGAAATAGCAGCAGTTCGCCCGGATTACCGTCTTCTTGCGGCGCCGCTGCTGGACGAAATGAGGGCTTTTTACTCGGACCCGGAAAATGAAAAAGCTTTTCAAGAATGGAAAGCGGCCAGAGACAACAGAAAGGGCGGGATGTGTAAACATGAGTCCACAGGAACTTTCATTAGACTGTGAAGCGCTGGAAGAATTAAGAGTAACTCTCGATACGGCGATCAGGAGGACGGTAGACAGCTTGATAGCACGGGATCTGGAGACGGGCACGGTTACTGCGAAGGTAAAAATAACCCTGGAGAAACATACTGACCAGAACGGAAAACAGTGCTGTCTCATGGAAATCGAGCCGGAAACGTCAATGAAGATCGGGGCCAGCGGGAAAGTAAAGTGCCAAACGAAAAACGGTATTTTCCTCAAATACGCCGAAGACGGAACACCGATAATCGGTGAAAGACAGATGGAAGTTGATGAGTTTATTCGCGGAAAGGCGGAGGAAAGCGCCTGGAGCGCATGAGACAAAGAAAAATCCTCTGATGTTGCAGCATCAGAGGAAACGGCTACCGAGATTTGATTTCAGGAGGATTATATCATGATTTTCGAAGGAAAGAAAGCAAAAAAGCACAAAGGCGAAAGGAATTGGCCAGCGGTTATTGTCGCCGCCGTGATACTGGCAGCGGGCATCATATGGACGGAGCTGGAAATTAAAGCGGCTGAAGAATCGAGATACATTGCGAGCTGGCCGATTACTGTCAATCAAAACATAGAATGGACATGGGCCGGAAAGGGGCAATAAGTATGGGAATGGATGCCAAACAGGATTTCCTCCGTAATGCCGAGAGCGCCTTGTCTAATATTTTAACGGCTTCGCTTATGAGCGGTGTACTGAGGGCGCTTTCTGATGTGATGGAAGGTTACGAAATGCGGGCCATCCATGAGTGGGCGGAGGAACATGACGATTGTTTAAAATGCTACTTGGATGCTTTAAGCGTTGAGTGTAGAAGTCAGCAGACGATTGATAGATATCATTATGTAATTGGAAGAATGATGGCATTTGCCAAAGTGCCAACAAGGAAAATCACAGTTTACCATCTCCGGGCGTTTATCTCAGCCGAAAAGGAAAGAGGGATCGCGGATAGAACGCTGGAGGGATACAGAGAGATTTTCTCAGCGTATTTCAATTGGCTGCAGCGGGAATCTTTGATTGATAAAAACCCATCCGCCAATTTAGGAGCAATTAAATGCGCTAAGAAAGAAAAGAAAACCTATTCTGCTGTTGATTTTGAGAATTTAAACCGAAGCTGTAAGTGTGTAAGAGATAGAGCTATCATAAATTTTCTGTCTTCAACTGGATGCAGAATCAGCGAGATGACCGGCCTTAACCGGGATGATGTAGATCTGGACAAACTTGAATGCGTTGTTCATGGGAAAGGCGATAAAGAGCGCACGGTGTACTTGAGTGATGTGGCCGGAATGCTGCTGGGTGAATATCTTTCGAGTAGAACGGATGACAATCCAGCGCTTTTCATCAGCCACCTTAGGAGCAGACTACATCCTAACGGGGTGCGGTATATGTTAGCGGGCCTTGCCAAAGCTACCGGAGTTGATCACGTACATCCGCATAAGTTCCGGAGGACGCTGGCAACGGATCTGGCCAGACATGGGATGCCGATCCAAGAAGTTGCCAAGATTCTTGGTCACGATAAGATCGATACAACTATGCAATATGTGGTTCTAAATAAAGATGACATCAAAACGAGCTATCGGAGGTACGCATGATTGTCGTAGATATGCCGATGCCGGAAAGATGCGAAAGTTGCCCACTTTCTTATTTGGTTAAAACAGGCCCATGTGAGGGGAGAACGATTTGCAACGCGATGGAATATAGGGACGCGTTCAAAATAGCCGAAGTACAGAAACCATATAATCCTGTTGAATATGTGATTGACGATTATCCAAATGAAAAGCCGGATAAATGTCCGATTATCAGGGAAATCGGAGGATTGAAACTATTATGAAAACTCGCGAAACAGTTTATCTGGCCAGAATGGGAAATCAATACTTGACGGCGCTGGCCGGGAAAGACGGAGAAACAGATACTCAAAAAATGAGGAGATGCTTTTCTATTTATCGATATGATGCGGTACAAATTCCGAAAGCTCAGATTGCTAAACAGGTGGTCAAGGCGCTAAAGAGGGACGGAGACGATAATTGGAGCGTTGAGAGATATAACAAAATATCACTAAGCAGGAGCGTAGTTTGGACGGAGGCAGAGGGATGACCATAAGCAAAAAGGTGATTTACATTGCCGGGAAGATGACGGGAGAGCCGAACATGGGGAGAGCCAAGTTTAATAAGATGGAAAAGAAGATCAAAGCATCAGGCCATATCCCGCTGAATCCGGCAAGATTGCCGCAAGGGATGCCGAGGGAAAGATATATGCCAATCTGCCTGGCCATGATAGACAAGTGCGACGCAATCATGATGCTGGACAATTGGCAGCAGTCTCCGGGAGCGATCATGGAGAGAGAATACGCCAGATACCAGGGCAAGAGCATTTTATATCAGAAAGGATGCGTGCTTCGTGACGATCACAGAAAATATGCGCCTGAAATGGGCACTTAAATATCTGGAAGAAGAAGAGGCGCGGGAAGAAGCCGCGTTAAAAACGTTGGACAGCGTAAGCATGACAGAAATTATTATCCTTCGAAACAAAAAGTATATGTATCTGGCCGAAGTTAAACAGATGATCCGGAACACCAAAGAGAAAATTAACAAGAATTCGGGAGGTTTGGCGTCATGAGTAAATATAGCTCCATGTGTAAGACGATTGATTTAATGCTGGCCGTCGGTAACATGATGACTTCCAATGGCTACGAAGCCGGAAAGATGGCGACCATTATAGAGGATCTGCGGGCCGTGGCGCGTGATGTTCGCTATGGCGGAGTATGGGACGGAGATTTCGAGTCAACGGCAGCGGCGCTTTGCAGTTGCAAAAATGTTGATTGTGCGGTTTGCCCATATAAGGGAATGAGGGAAAAGGGGACTTGTCGAGCGATCCTGAAGCAGGATGCAGCTGCAGCCATAAGGCAGATGGGAAAAGATGCGCGGGAAACGCGGGAAGAAAACAGGGCCTTGAAGCTGGAACTTGAAAAAGCTCAAATCAGACTCCAAAGGGCCGAAATGTATATGCCGGAAGAAAACATCAAACAAGCCAGGGAAATGGCGCAATGGCAGATCGATGAATTGGAAAGGGGGAAACCGCCGCTGCAGCTGTTTCCGTGGGAAGAAGACGGGAAGATAAATGAAGCAACAGAGGGGGCTTTTTAATGAAATTGCTTGAGATTTTCAAAAAGAAGAAAGCGGCATGGATTGTTTTTAATGTTTTCGAGAAATATGAATTCGCGGAGTGTTCAAACTGTGGGGCGGAGGTTGAACCGGACATCTCGCTTTTTCCGAGCTGCTATCCGGATAAATGTCCAGAGTGCGGGGCTGTCATGGAGGAGCCGTGGCAATATCTATGATCGGAGGGGAACTTGAATGTTCGTGATAGTTAACACAAGAGGCCGGGACAAAGTGTATTTTGTCAGGATCGAGAAAGGCAAGCGGGCCTCCTGGACAACAGGCCCATTTGGCGAAATCAAAAAAAGGCGCGGAAGCGAAAACCAACTTACGATTGAAGAATCGGTGGCAGCGTATACGGAGGACATAACACAAGCGGAGAAGTTCAAAACGAAAAAGGCCGCTGAGATTGTGATAGCTGAAAACAAGATCCTGAAGTTTTGCCAGATCGAGAAGGTGTGACCGTGGAAAATCAGATCAGCGTATTCGAGATGCTGGGACTTCCGGAAACACCGACGATCCCGCTGGAAGAACAAAAAGAAGGGACAATAGGATATTTTATCGAGTCGGTAGGCTGGTTTAAAGAAAACACTTTAGCTGTGACAGTCAGAAAAATGATGCTGACATCCGACACGATGTTCTGGGAGGAGAGCGGATGGTGGCAATATTCCCGGAGCATAGACAGCTGCGGCGGTGATGGATGGAGCGCAAGCCCTCGAACAATGTATGCAAAACCTCCAACATGGGCGGAGCTGGTGCGATATGTCAAAGACCATCACAAAGGGAAACCGGAAGAATTCGAGATTGTCTATGTCAAGAAAAACCGCGACGCTATGTTCACAATTGTGCCATATGAATACTGATTCCAGCGGGAAATGGAACGTGCATTTTCCGCACGGTCGAGCCGTTCGGGATTTCCGAACAGATGGAGGAAAGGCGGACAATGAAAGACAGAGAACATAAAGTGCCGATTCAATCGCTGATTGACCACATCAAAACGGCGGTGGATGTTGATCCGTGGGCCAAAGAAATGGCGGAGAAGTTGTTGGGGGAGTATGTACATACAAAGGAAGAGTATAGACGTACAAAAGTCGAATTTATCGAATCATATATCAAGTTCGGCGATGCTGACTATCAATGGAGTGACAATCACGGAGAATTGATCCGGTGCAAAAATTGTATTCATTGGCAAGGGGCATCGTGCCCGATGATCAACGAAAACGGCTCGAATGTGACGGAACCTGATTGGTATTGTGCAAATGGTGAAAAGATCTGAATAGAGAACTAAGCCAAACTTCCTATTATATGGCGGAGGATATCCGCCATTTCATGGAACCGTAGCTCAGTTGGTAGTAGCAGCACGCTGGCCAGGTGCGGTCGCTGGTTCGATTCCAGCCGGTTCCATGTGGCGGTTACAGACAT